GTTTTAGGCTAGATCCAGATCTATCGCAATTCTATAAATCAACAGGAACTTTGAGTTATGAAATTTCGCCATCCATAGTAACTTCTAATAATTGGTCTGACGATATTGAAGTTAAGCTAACAGTAATCGATAACGCAAGCAGGTTTAACATACAAGATTTTCGTCTTGTATCTGTAGTTTATAGCGGTCCTGATAGTTTAAAAAGTCTTTAATTTAACCCAAAGGAAAACATAATGTCTAATATTACTAAAACAAACACTCGTATGCTGGAGGGAAACTTGCCAGACTTCAGCAGAGTTACAGGCGACTTATCAATAAGCAGAGTTACAGGTAACCTACCCCTTGCTCAAGTACCTTCCATCCCTAATAGTAAATTAGAGAACAACTCTATAACTATTAACGGGACATCTGTTTCACTAGGAGGGTCTGCTAATATAGCAGCTGATTTAGGAACTGGAGGGGCAACTAACAGCCCTGTATTCATTGCCTATCGCAGTGGGAATCAAGCAATAAGTGGACACCAGTGGCAAACAATACTGCACAATAGCGAAGATGCTGACCCTTCGTCTGATTATGATGGAGCGACAGGAAGATTTACTCCAGAGTCTGCTGGCTACTATCAAGTTAATGTTACTGCTATGGTAAAAGACGGACAAGACTCAAGCGGAAACACAGCAAATTTTGATACTACACTTGTGGGTATTTTTAAAAACACAGAGAATGATCCTAGAGCAGCAACGGTACTAAATCAAATAAGTGTATCTGGTGTGGATCAAATAGAAACAAATGGCACAAGCGTATCTACTTTAGTTTATTTAAATGGAAGTACCGATTATATTGAAAGTAAGGTTTACGTTCAAGGAAACTCCACTGCGGTTGCTACAGCTAATATACACGGAGAACGTCAGTACACAAACTTTAGTGCGTTTAAACTTGCTGATGGCTCTGGAAACACAAACACACAAGGTCCAGCAGGCAGTGATGGTACTGATGGAACTGATGGTGCTACAGGTTCATCAGGAGCTGACGGACAAGACGGACAAGACGGACAAGATGGACAAGATGGTGCTGATGGTCCTCAAGGTCTTAAAGGAGACAAGGGAGACAAGGGAGATACTGGAGATACTGGTCCTCAAGGTGCAGTAGGTCTTACTGGTCTTCAAGGTGAACAAGGTCCTACAGGTCCTCAAGGTGCAGCAGGTCTTACAGGTAATAACGGGTCTCAAGGTATTCAAGGGATACAAGGTCCTAAAGGCGAAAGAGGTTTTACAGGTCCTCAAGGAGGAGTAGGTCCAGAAGGACCTAAAGGAGATACGGGCGATACTGGTCCAGCAGGATCATTCACGTCTAATTCTAATATCAGTGTAAATGAACTTAAAGTAAACGAGATTGTAGGCACAAACAACGGAATGTGGCTGTCTGCCCATGAAGATGGACTAGGAAGAGGTGCTAGAATTGAACTAGATGATGGAGTAAGTTCCTCAACTCCGTATCAAATATATCAGAAAGCTAGTCATACCACCTTTCAAACATTTATTGGGGATGCTACTAATAATTCACATACTACAGAATCAAATGTAGCTGTTATAGGTCCACAAAGTTATAGCATTTCTAATCCGACGGGAGGTCAAGGTACAACTAATATAAACACTTTGCTGGTAACAGGTCACATTAGATATTCTGGAAACATAGCACAACAATCTGATAGAAATAAAAAGACTAATATAGAAAACTTAACAGGCAGTCTTGATAAGATTTGTCAGTTGCAAGGTAAGTCTTACAATGAGATAAATGATGACTCTGGAAGAGTAGAGTTAGGTCTTATTGCACAAGAGGTTCAAGAAGTATTCCCTGAGCTTGTTTCACCGTTTCAAGATATTAGTAAACCAGAGGATAAGAGGGAAGAACCATACCTGACTGTTTCGTACACAGAACTAATTGCACCTATGATTGAATCAATCAAAGAACTTAAAGCTAGAGTAGAAGAGTTGGAGGCTAACGCATAATGAACGACGACAGCCACCTTACACCTACTGTAGCCATCGCAGGCTTACTAGGTACAATAACTCTTGAACACGTGAACACGGTTGTTGCAATAATACTAGGTATTGTTTCACTTGCGTACGTCAGTGTTAAACTATGGAAGGAGATTAAGAATGGCAAAAAATAAAGAACTACTAGACGAGCTGATGGCTCTTACAATCGAAGAGCTACTGACCATCATTAAATCTGGGGAAGCAAGCCCAGCAATCCTTAACGTAGCTAGGCAGCTACTAAAAGACAATCAAGTCACTGCCTCCGTCAAGGAAGACAGCCCTATGCAGAGTTTAGTAGAGGTGTTGCCGTTCCGTGAAGATGATGAGCCAAGAGCAGCCACAAATACCTAACGAACTCAAAGACTTTAGAAACTTCCTGTATTTCATTTGGCACTCGCTAGAACAGATCAAGCGTGACCCAACGGACATACAGTACGATATAGCTGACTTCATGCAGCACGGTCCAAAGAGGGCTGTGGTACAGGGATTCAGAGGTGTTGGTAAGTCTTGGATTTGTTCTGCGTTCGTAGTACACCAGCTGTTCCTAGACCCCTCTAAGAACATCCTTGTTGTCTCTGCATCGAAGACGCGCTCTGATGACTTCTCTACGTTCACGCTGAGACTGATTCATGACATACCTATTCTGAGCTTCTTAAAGCCTAGTGCTGACCAGAGGTTCTCTAAGGTATCGTTCGACGTTGGACCATCAGGAGCTTCTCATGCACCCAGTGTTAAGAGTTTGGGAATAACTTCCCAGCTGACTGGTTCGCGTGCTGACATCATCATTGCTGATGACGTTGAGGTAGCTAACAACTCTGCTACACAGCAGATGAGGGACAAGCTTTCGGAACAGATTAAAGAGTTTGATGCTATCATCAAGCCGCATGAGGGTTCTCGTATTATTGTACTTGGTACTCCACAGTGTGAGGACAGCCTCTACACTAAACTACAGGAGAGAGGGTTTACAACTAAGGTCTGGTCTGCTGAAAAGGTAGATCCAAAGAAGGCTATGAACACCTATGGGGAC